TACAGGTAGACCAACCGCATCAATCTCTTGGTGGTATCAGTTTGTTGGTAGAGGAACTCGTATCCACGATGAAAAAGAAAATTGTTTAGTTGTTGATTTCGTAGGTTCAGTAGAAAAGTTTGGTAAGGTAGAAGAACTATATTATAAAGATACTGGTGGCGAAGAATGGGAATTGTTTGGTGAAGGTAAGAAACAAATCACAGGTATTCCAATGCACGAAATAGGAATTCACTTAGAAGGTGGTGTAAATCTTGCAGAAAAAACAAACGAAGATGGTGATATAGAAAAGGTTTATATGACCTTTGGAAAATATAAAGGTAAACCAGTTGCATCAATTCCACCTTATTACAGAAAGTGGTTGATTGATAATATAACTTGGGGGCCTTGGAACATAAAAGTAAAACAAGAAATAGAAAGATTATCTAATTTATAATGTATAGAAAACTTTTGTATAATGATAACTGTATTCTACATGAAGAAACGAATACAGTTATTTTTGATTTTAATGAAGAGTGGAATGATTATGTTGAATGGAAAAAAGATAATCCAAATCAATCATCTCAAATAACTAATGATAGAGATGCTATATTAAGATGGAATCAAGGGTTACCAATTAAAGAAGACAATAAAGAAACAAAGTATCATAAAAATGGAAACTTATTTTATGAAAAAATATTTAATAATGATAAACTAAAATCATATAGAGAATATTTTTTTGGTGGTAATATTCACAAAGAAACTTTATACAGAAACTCAATAAGATTAGAATTAGAATATAATGAAAATCCTAATTTACTTTACCTAAAAAAATATTTTAAAGATAATCAGCTAAATAAAAAAATAACATATTATAAAACCTCATCTCAGATATTTACATCGAAAACAAAAATATCTGAATCTGAATTTTTATATAAAGAATATTACGAAACAGGTGTTTTACGCTCTATTGGTAATTTAGATATAAATAACAAAATGATTGGTGGTTGGTCTTTTTATTCGAGAGATGGTGTTATAGAATCAACACACTATTTTGCTGATGGTGAACTTGTTAACGAATCTGTAATGTACACTCAATTGGGTGATATAAAAAATATTGTAAAACATGATTAGTATTATAATTCCATTTGCAAGTTCTGATTCTGGTAACGATATTAAGTTACCGAATCATCCAATAACTGTAACTGCGGATATAATTTATAATACAATATGTTTAGTAAAAAATATAAATAAAAAAATAAAAGTTGATAAAGAAATTATTCTTGTAGATAATACACACTCTTTTCCAAATATAAAAATGGATAATTTAAAAATAGTAAAAGGGTGGCAATCTTTAAGTGAAGATGAAATAAAAAAACAACCAACATTTAATCGATATAATATTGATGATTTTAATAATCTTACAATGTGGGTATCTATGGCATTTAATATTGGTATAGAACATGCTAAAGGAGATTATATTATTTGTCAACATAATGATGTATTTTATCACAATGATTTTATATCCGACATGATTACACAAATGGAATCAGAATCATTAGAATACATTTCAGCAGATTATAAAAAAATATTCTTATCAGCATATGTTAACAATAAAAAATCAATAGATAAGTTTTTATCCGATTATATAATATCACCAGAGGATGGTGGTTTTATTAGAACAAAAAAACTTGGGTTTGCTGATTGTTATTTCTTTATGTCTAAAAAAGAATTCTTTGATGATTATTATATTGATTGGGGATATGGTGATACAAATCATGGAGCTACAATTAAGTGTTTAGAAAATAAAAAATCATTTTTACACTTAGAACCATTTCACGATAACCCAAACTTTAATACAAACACATTAGAGAGGGATTATTATTACAAAGATAAACTTTTTATAACACACCTTAAGGGAGGATTTTCTGAAGATAAATTTTCATATTCAAATACTGCAGATAGTGGTGTGTTCAAAAAAGAAGTTGATACTTTTAAAGAAAGATTAGAAGAAGTATGTTAGATAGTTACATTATATATTTACCTAAATCAGAATTGAGTGTATCGACTGCAAATAAATCAATAGAACGATTTGAAAAGATATATGGAACATCACCTATAAAGTGGGAAGGTGTTGATAAATACGATGTTTGGCAAAAATTTATAGATTCAAATTTTAAAGTAAAACATAGAAGAAGGTTTACAAATATAGATGCTGAAATAGCAACTTTCTTTTCCCATTTCTCCTTATGGAAAAAATGTGTTGAGGTAAATAAAAACATTTTGATACTTGAACACGATGCTTGGGTTGATAAAAAGATTGATGAAAACTTACTTGAACTTTACAATGGTGATGTATTAAATATAGGTAAACCGAATTGGGGAAGTTTTTTAAATCATCCAATAGAATCAAGTTGGTTAAGTAAACCAGATGGATTATACCAAAGAGAGATTTGTGATAAAGAACACGACTTACATAAACACAATCCAATAAGAGATGATATTTGTTATTGTGATACAATGTGGTTGTTTGGAGCACATGCATATGTAGTAACACCACAAGGAGCTCAAAAGTTAATTGATGATTGTCATAATGGAATACTACCAACCGATGTTTATATAAGAAGAAACCTTGTTACTATTCATGATTTGTTACCACACTCTATAAGACAAAAATCAACCTTTTCACTTATACAAAGATGGAGAGTTCACCATAGACAAGAAATAAATAATTGGGATTATTAATGAAAGATGAATATCTAAATAACTGTACTACTTTGTTGAAAGATAAATCAAAAAATTTATACATATATGTATCTACTACTATTTTAAGTAGAAGATATGAAATTACTGTAAATGCAAAATTACCAAATAATGTTTTATCAGAAATATCAGAATTTATAAACGAAGTAGAATCAGAAAATGTTGTATTAATATGTAGAAGTGAAAAAGAACAATACACACAAGAGTTTCCAAAAAAAGAACAAATAGAATTTATCAAATCTTCAACTAATAAAAATATATCTGTATTTTATCAAAACCCATGGCCCGAAAGTGTTCCTAGCTTTATAGATAAGGATACAACATTTATAAGATTTGGATATGATGAAGGATGTTTATTTGATAAACACATTGTAGATAAAAAATTTGAATCAAATAATAAAGATGGAACAAATCATTATTTGATTAACAAAAATAAATTAGTAAAATTAAAAAATGGAAAAACATTAACATGAATAACTTAGACTTACAATACCAGCATTTACTTCAAGATATTCTTCTTGAAGGTAAAGAAAAAACCGATAGAACTGGTACAGGTACAATATCTGTTTTCGGTAAACAAATCAGACACAAAATGAGTGAAGGGTTTCCACTTCTTACAACAAAAAAGATGGCAATAAAATCAATCATGACAGAACTAAAATGGTTTCTCAAAGGAGATACTAATATAAAGTATCTTGTTGATAATGGATGTAATATTTGGAATGGGGATGCTTATAAAACTTATCAAAGAGCTTGTATGTATGAACTCGATAGAGATGAACTTACAATGGAAGAGTTTGTTAATAAAATAAAAAATGATTTTTCATTTGCTAAAGTATGGGGAGAACTTGGTCCTGTTTATGGAAAACAATGGAGAAGGATAACTAAAAGATATGGTTCATCACCAACATATAAAGTAGACCAAATTAAAAACCTTATAGAACTTATTAAAGAAAATCCTGATAGTAGAAGATTGATGGTAAACTCTTGGAATCCATCGGAGTTAGATGAGATGGTTTTGCCACCTTGTCATTATGGATTTCAATGTTATGTAAACGATGGTAGATTATCACTATTATGGAATCAAAGAAGTGTTGATACTTTCTTAGGATTACCATTTAACATTGCATCTTATGGAATGTTATTACTACTATTATGTGAGGAAACTAATTTAGAACCAGGTGAATTGATTGGTAACTTGGGTGATACTCACTTGTACAAAAATCATTTAGAACAAGCTGAAGAACAGAGAATAAGAAAATCTTTTCAATTACCAACAGTTAAATTATCAAATGTAGATATTTTAAATGGAGAATTTGATTATGAAATTATAGGATACCAATCACAGCCAACAATTAAAGCACCATTAAGTAATTAAAAAAAATATGAGAACAGCAGAATGTGTTTCACCGAAACATCCAGACAAAATGTGTGATAGAATTTCAGACACACTATTAGATTTACATTTAGAACAAGACCCGAACTCACGATGTGCAATTGAAACTTGTGGAGGGAATGGTAAAGTTTTTATAACAGGAGAAGTTACCTCTCAAGCAGATGTATCAGAAGATGATATCAAAACTATCGTACATAATATATCAGGTGTAGAAGATGTAATAATTCATTTAAATCAACAATCACCAGAGATTGCTCAAGGAGTTGATACTGGTGGTGCAGGAGACCAAGGTATTATGATTGGTTATGCTTGTCAAGAAACAGATAACCTTATGCCTTTTGAGTATGAACATGCTCGTAGGTTAAACAAATTAATATACCAACATTTTCCATATGATGGTAAAACTCAAGTTACCATCAATGGTAGTGATGTAACCGCAGTTGCTTCATTTCAAAATGCAAAAGCTTCTGATTTAAACGAACTTGTTCATCAGTACTTTAGAGAAACTGATTTTAATGTAACAACAACCCATTGTAATCCCGCAGGTGATTGGAATATTGGTGGTTTTGAAGCCGATGCTGGATTGACTGGTAGAAAACTTGCGGTTGATAATTATGGCCCAAGAGTTCCACTTGGCGGAGGTGCATTTAGTGGAAAGGACTCTACTAAAGTTGATAGAAGTGCGGCTTACATGGCTCGAAAAATTGCTGTTGATGCATTAAGAGAACATCAATTACAATATGCTCTTGTAGAGTTATCATATGCAATTGGATATCCACAACCAATTCAAGCGGCAATTAAAGGAAACAGAGATGGTATTAATATAGAAACTGGTCTATATTTTGAATATGTTGATAGAGAAAAATATGATTTATCACCAAAGGGAATTATAGATTTCTTAGATTTAAGAAAACCAATATTTGGGAAAACAGCAGAGTACGGACATATGGGTGCTGGTTTTTCATGGGAGTAATATGATAGAATTAATTTACACATTTACAAAGAAGTTATCAACTGATAATAAGTTAGAAGAAATTGTAAACATTTACAAACATTCTTACAACTTAAACTCATCGTATCATAAAGTTATTTTATATACAGATGATGAATCAAAATATCTTTTCGAAAAAGATTTTAAAGATATAATAATTGAAGATACTTCTGATGTGTATTTTTATGATGATTTAAAATATAAAGTTTTACCTAAGTTAAAAGCAAACCAATTATTAACAGATGGAGATATTTGGTTATCTGATATGATTGAATTTGAATACAACTCACCTATTCTTTGTGATGTTACTATGAAAATATTAGGTAGAAAATATTATAAAGAAATTCCAAAAATATTAATAGATAGAGGTATTAAAAAAATTATACCATATTTTAATTCAAATATAGAACCGATTCCAAATATTGGATTTTTAAAATTTAAATCTAAAAAAATGGAATCAAATTATTTAAGTGATTATTATAAATTAAGAAGTTTTGTAATTGATAATTGTTTAGATTTAGAAAATACATATGGTAAGTTAAATCTATCTGCAGTAATAGCACAATATTTACTTGGGTGTTTTAATACAAATATACAATCACTTCGTTATGATAATTCTTATGTACATTATAGTGGTGATGAAAAATATAAACAATCTTTTATGAAAAGATTTGAATCTAAAAAATTAATATGATAACATCTAATTCAATATTTACAATAGAAGAATGTAATGAGATTGTTGGATTTTTAAAAACAGCAGACCATCTCTTTGAGAAACAAAATAAAGATAATATGAGTTACTCTAAATGGCATCTCAATGACCATTCTTTTAAATATAAAAACAGACTTCAAGAATATGTAAATAATAAATTAAACATATCTTCAAAAGATACTGATATAATTTTTATAAAATATTCTAAAGATGATTACATGGGAACTCATGTTGATAAAAATAATGAAAGTGAATATCACAGAGATTCTATGTATAATTTTAATGTACGATTGAATGATGATTTCGAAGGAGGTGAATTTAAATTAAAGAATAAAAAGTTTATAGCACCAATCGGAACTATTTATCATTATTCATCAAGTACTCCACATAGTGTAACAAAAATAAAAAAAGGTACAAGATATATGTTATTGTTTTATCTTAGAGAAAGAAATGTAACTGATTTCAAAAAAAGTATTATTTAATTTGGAATTGTAAAATAATTTTCGTATATTTGTATAACAAATAGTTTAAAATGGCAAAAAAATATAAAGTAATTTTAATAAGTGGCGGATTTGACCCTGTTCATAAAGGCCATATCGAGTGTATCCAAAACGCTAAAAAGTTAGCGGATGAGGTTTGGATAGGTCTAAATAACGATAGTTGGTTATATAGAAAAAAAGGGAAACAATTTATGAAAGAAGATGAAAGAGCTTTTATAATGGAAAACCTTAAAGATGTGGATTATGTTTACATAATGAATCCACTTATACATGGAGATGATACAGCAATTGATTTCATAGACCATGCAAGAAGAAAGTATATACACGAAAATGGTGATTTACCAAAAGGTGTAATGGCATTTGGTAATGGTGGTGATAGAACTGAAACAACCACACCAGAGAATGATGTATGTAATTCATATGGAATAGAATCAGTATGGGGATTGGGAGATAAGATTCAATCTTCATCATGGTTATTAGAAAAATATTTAAATATGGCAGAGTAAAAAAATGAAAGTAGATATTAAACCTTTAGTAGAAAATACACCAAACGATTCAGAGTTAGGTGCAAAAGTTAGAAAAATTTATTGGGATAGAATAGATAAAATTAATAAACTTGATAAATGGGGAGGTACTATCTACGAATCACCAGATGGTGGTAAAACTATTTATGAAAGACCATTTGGCTCTGATATATCAGAAAGAAAATTAGTAAAAGACAAAACACAATTAAATTTATTCGAATGAGATTAGTTAAAGACCCAAATAAATTAAGAAAGGCATTAGAATCTAAGCCTATAAACCAAGAAGATATTGATAAGATATCAACAACTCTTCTACAAGAATTAACAAGACATGGTGGTATCGGATTATCGGCAAACCAAATTGGTTTAGATGTTCGTGCCTGTGTAATTAATGTTAAAGAACCTTTGGTTTTAATTAATCCAAAAGTAGTTGAAGTTTCAAAAGATACAGTTGCTTATGTAGAACAATGTTTATCTTTAGAAAAGACAATGCGTAAACCAGTTAAAACAGTAAGACATAAATCATTTACAGTAGAGTGTGATAACTTAGGTACTGTATTATTTTCACCAGATAAAAAAGATGGCCCTTGGAAAGACTCTAATGAGTTCTTTTCTGATGAGGGATTATTGGAATGTGTTGTAGCACAACATGAGATAGACCATCTTAATGGAGTTCTGATTACAGACCCTTCACGAAGATATACAGAAACAATCACACGAGGAAAGAAATATGGTAGAAACGAAAGGGTAATGGTAAAATTATCCGATGGAACTACTGAATTTATGAAATACAAAAAGGCTGAACCTCTACTTTCAGAGGGAGCTGAAATCTTATAAAGAAACGAAAACATGGGAAAACTTATATTTAGCTATACAGACAAGGAGTTTATTGAATACCAAAGAGAGGCAAACAAAATAGAATTAGATGTGCCTGATGATATGGATATCAATGAATTTAAAGTGATTTGTGTAAGAATGGCATCAGCCATGGGTTATGGTAATAAATCAATTACAAAAGCATTTGGTGACTTAGTCTACGGAACAGAAGATAAAGATAATTTAAAAGATTTATTAGATGAACTCAATATCACAAAGATTGGCAATAAAAAGATTAAACGATAAAGTTTTAACTCAAACTATACTCGTCCAAACTCTTGTTGATATTATTATTAATAGTGGAATAGTTACCGAACAAGAATTGGAAAAACAAATAGAAAAAAACATAGAGCAAACTACAAAGTTACTCGAAAGTTTTGAAAAAATGTCTTCAATCGAAGAATCCGAAGATGAAGTTATGAGTACTATGTACTTTGGCCCTCAAGGGGAAGCTTAAAAATTTATTACTTTTTGCTTGGATATATCGAAAATTTTTCGTATATTAGTGGAAGTAATTTGTTTATCAAAAGGTAAAACCGTATGAAAAGACGAATAATATTTACGATGATAGTTTCACTATTATCGTTTGGAATGATAGATTCCGCAATGACAAACGATATACCTTCTTCTGTATCGTTAGAAAAATTAGAAGAAGAAAGACTACTTCGAGAGATAGAAGAAAAAAGGCTCGAAGAAGAGAGAATCAAACAATATCATGAGGATGAACTACAAAGATTCCTAACTGATATAGGACACAGAGAAAGTGGTAACAGATATGATATCACAAACACTTGGGGATATATGGGTAGATATCAATTCGGTAAATCAACATTAAAAGGTTTAGGATTTGAAGTTACCAAAAAAGAATTCCTCAATAATCCACAACTACAAGATTCAGCTATGATGGCTTTATTAAATCACAACAAAGAAAAATTACAAAACTATATTGATATTTTCGATGGTAAAACTATTAATGGTATGTATGTTTCTGAAAGTGGTATATTAGCCGCTGCACATCTTGGAGGACAAGGCTCTGTAAAAAGGTATTTTAAGAAAGGTAAAGTATTCTCAGATGCCTATGGTACAAAAATAACATCGTATATGAAACAGTTTAGTGGATACGATATAAAATTAAATTAAAGTTATGATAGAATTATTAACAACCTATAATATTATTATAGGAGTTTCCGCCGTATTCAATATTGTTTTACTTATTGGAGTACGAAACTTATTGCGTCAAAATGAACAACTCGAAGATAGATTAATAAAAACAATTGATGAAACAAGAGAGGCTGTATCAAAATCACTTGAACAAATGAGACAACTCGATAACAGAGAAGTTTTTGAAAAGGATGATGAGGTTGGAGTTACTTTCAACGAATTAAAAAAAGTAGTACAAGATTTAAACAACGAATTATAATATGCCACGACCAAGAAGAAAGAAATCCAAAATATATTTTGGTACACCTGCTCAAGAAGCAATAATTGAATATAACAAATGTAAAGACCCAGCTGAAAGGTCTAAAATTTACGAAGAAAGAATTAAATATCCTTTTGAAAAATTAGCAGAGAATGTTTTAAATACATTTAAGTTTTCATATTTTGATGTATCCAAAAAAGATATACAAACAGAAGTAGTTTCTACAATGGTAGAAAAAATGCATATGTTTAAAGAAGGTAAGGGTAGAGCCTTTTCTTACTTTACTATTATTGCAAAGAACCATTTGATTTTAAAGAACAATGGTAACTACAAAAGATGGAAACAAAATTCATTACTATCAGCAATGCCAGAAACATGGAATCCTGAAAATGATTTTTTCGAATCAGAAGAAAATAATGAGTTTAAAGAATTTAAACAAATAATGTTAAATTATTGGGATAGAAATTTAAATGTTGTTTTTAACAAAAAAAGAGATTTACAAATAGCAGATGCAATACTTGAATTATTTAGAAGAAGTGAACATATAGAAAACTTTAATAAAAAACATTTATATCTTCTAATCAGAGAAATGACCGATTGTAAAACTCACTACATTACTAAAGTTGTAAATGTAATGAAAACACATCAAAAAAGAATGTTGAATGAATATCTTGAATATGGAGAGTTCAACGAAAAAAGAAACAACTCTTTTTGGAATAAAGAAGAACCAATTGAAGATGAAAATCCATTTATAGATAATGAATATTTATAATAATGAAGAAAGGTTATATTTTAGGAATAAGTTGTGGATATCATGATTCAGCCGCCTCTCTAATAGATGTAAGGACAGGTAGAGTTTTAGGTGCTTGTGAAGAAGAAAGATTTACAGGTATCAAACACGATTATTCTTTTCCTCAAAATACAATTGATTGGCTTTTTAGAACTTATAAAGTTAACAATGATGAAGTAGAGGCTATTTGTTTTTATGAAAATCCTGATTTAAAGATTGATAGAATACATCAAACTACTAAACGAGGTGGAATATTTAATTTTTTCAAAAGAAGAAATATACTTAAAAGAAATAATTTAGAGTATAAAAAAACAGATTCTTTAATAAAAAAAATAGGTGATAAGAATACAAAGATTACATACTTAGACCATCACCTATCTCACTTATCATATTCCTATTATACATCTCCATTTGAATCAAGTGCATTATTATCGGTTGATGGTGTTGGTGAATGGGAAACTACTTCATTGGCATTTGGTGATAATAAAAGTATTAAAAAGTTTTCATCTATACAATATCCTCATTCACTTGGTATGTTGTATTCAACAATAACTGCATTCTTAGGATTCAAACCAAACGAAGGTGAATATAAAGTTATGGGATTGGCTCCTTATGGTACTCATGTATTTTATGAAAAAAAGTTCAACGAGTTAATTAAAGAAACTCAAAATGGATATGAACTTAATATGGAATACTTTGAATATGATTGGTCTGATTCACATATGTTTAATGAGAAATTAGGACAACTATTTGAAATACCGAATAGATTACCAGATGAACCTCTTACTGATAAACATAAAAATATAGCGGCTGCTTTACAATACACATACGAGAAACATTTTTTTAAACTTCTTGATACATTGTATAATACAACCAAATCCGAAAACTTATGTTTAAGTGGTGGATGTGCTTACAATGGAACGGCGAATGGAAAGATATTAGAAAAAACAAAATTTAAAAACTTATACATTCCACCAGCTCCATCCGATGCTGGTTCTGCAATTGGATGTGCTTTACACTATCTATATAATAAAGATGTAGAGGTTGTAACTAATTTAAGATTCAATAACTCAGTTCCTTTCTTAGGCCCACAATATTCTAATAATGAAATAGCAGAAGTACTTTCTGAATTTGAAAAGGATGTTTACTATGAAAAGAAACTCATGGAACAAATTACAGATGTTGTTTCAGATGAAATCATTGATGGTAATGTTATTGGTTGGGTTCAAGGAAGAATGGAATTTGGTGCAAGAGCATTGGGTAATCGTTCTATACTTGCAAATCCAAGAGACCCTCAAATGAAATCGAGATTAAATCGTATGATTAAAAAGAGAGAAGGATTCAGACCCTTTGCTCCAATTGTAAAAGAAGATAAATCAAACTTATATTTTAACTATGAAGATACTGTTCCATATATGAATCAAGTAGTAAAAGTAAAAGATGAATTTGTAGAAGAACTACCATCAATAACCCATGTTGATAACTCGGCTAGAATTCAAACATTAAATAAACTTCAAAATAGATATGTGTACGAGTTGTTAGATAAGTTAGAATCTAAAAACAAATTTCCAATTGTAATTAATACCTCATTCAATTTAAAAGACCAAACAATGGTTTTAACTCCAACCGATGCAATTAAAACATTTCTAAATTGTGAAATGGACACTCTTGTATTAGGAAACTATATCGTAAAAAAGAAAATACTTTAATTTTACAATTTGGTAACAATTTCTTAACATTGGTATATTTATACTAAAGGAGGAATTATGAATGAACAATTACTTAAAGTAAAGGTTGTTCAAATAATAGCAATCCTATTATTTTCTCTGTGTACCATTCCGCTCTTCGGACAAGAATCCAAAGTTATTACACAGGTAGACAACAATCTTTACGAGTATAGAGCTTACAACGAAGATGGTTCTATACACCAAAAAGGAACTTACATCGGAACAGAAGATGGCAAATTATTAGTCCACTCTTATTGGAGTGATGATGTAGGAACAAAGGCTTTGTATAACAAAGGAAAGTTAGTTTGGATTAAACCTAAAGGACAACCTCGTTATACTTATGAAGAGATAGAGTTCGAACAAATGAAGGCTCGTATCGCATTCTTAGAAAATAAACTGGCAAGTTATATGCCCTAATCGTAATTCAAAGTGATTAGTACAGTTTCAACCCCTCACAACAGAGGGGTTTTTTTATTGACACCCAATATTGTTTGCCCATTGGGTGTGAAAATCAAAAATGAACTTTTTATTTCATATATATCATAGTTATTAGTGGATATCCCAATGTTTTGCAAGATGGAAAAGTTATTAACATTAATTAAAACAAAAGGAGAAACATATGGAATTTTTGAAAAAAATCGGCTCTTGGGCTGATGAATTAACAAAAATTGGTATTAGTATCGTTGCCTTAGGAGTTGTACTTGAAGTATTATTCAAAGGAGCAAACATCCCATTCTGGCCAGAAGTATCAGTAGTTGATAACATCATGGGCATTTTAGGAAGTTTGAGTGCTGAAGGTCTATTAGGACTAGTTGGTGCTTTCGTACTTTACCATATAATCAAGAAGTAATAATTACTAATTGATTCCATAACGCGTTAACAATTTAAAACCTCTCTTCGGAGAGGTTTTTTATTTTACCATATTTATATACAACATAATATGGTATAATCATGAGTACAGATTTTGAATTATTTCCTGGCAAAAACTTAAGTGGATTGTTTAAAGATATCTACGATAATCAACAAAACAAGAAACAAAGAATCTCAGAACTAATTGCTGAAATGAAAAAAGTAATTAGACATGCTGGAGATATGGCCGTAATTGGTCCAATCATAAAAGATTTAGTTGATACTTCGGTTAAGAATGATGATGCTCTTATTAAGATGGCAGCAATTGCTCAAAGAATTATTGGTGCTCAACATAAGGCAGAAGGAGATGCTGGGTTCTTATCAGATGAAGAAAAAGAACAACTTTTAAAACAATTAGATGAAACTATTGCTGAAGTTGCTGATGAGCAAGAAATAAAAGTTGATGAACTTACAAACGAAATAGAAGAACTGAAACAGAAGGTAAAAACAAATGAGTAGATTAACACAAGCAAATCAAGTTGTAACTCCATCTGTTAGAAAAAAAGTTTTAATTGGAATAGTTATCGATGTTGTTACAAATGATGAACATCCAATTATAACTGAACCTGCTAAAACATTTCTTGTAGGAGCAGCTAAAATTAGAAGAGTAGATGATACTTCATCATCACCAAATCAATTAAGATACTATCAACCACATGACCATTCAAATTTAGATTTACCTATTGTTGGTGAAACTGTTGAGTTGATAGAAAGAAACAATGCAACAATTGTTTACAGAAGAATAGGAAACAATCAACCTAATAGTGGTAACTTTACACCCAAAGTAGATAAAGTAGTAAACCCATTTAATGATGATAGTGAAACTGGTGGAGATTATGCAGCTTCATCACAAACAGGTACACCATCATCAAGTGGTGGGGGTGGGGAATCTGAATTTAAAAATCAATACTTTGAATCAACTCAAGTTAACCCATTAAATCTCTATGAGGGAGATAAAATTATACAAGGTAGATTTGGTCAATCAATTAGATTTAGTGGATATAATAATGTTGATAATGTTTTAGCTCCAACAATTATTATAAGAAACAGACAAGGGCAAAAATCACTTGATGAAACACAAGGAGAACCCACTAAACCTATTTATGAAAATATTATTGATGATGGTTCAACTATCATATTAACAAGTGGAGAACATTTATTAGAATTTGCACCAGGTACATTAGATACTCCATTAGAAACAGAACCAATATATGCAGAAGAACCTGAACTTAAGGGAACAGACCAAACATTAATTAATAGTGGTAGAATTATATTATCATCAAAGGATTCTGAAATGTTATTTTACTCAAAAGGAAATTATTCATTTATATCAGATGGTAAACTTACAATAGATAATGGATTAGATGGAGCTGAAATAGATTTAAATGGTGAGTATAGAACCACTACTAATGATAACAATATGTACTTCTTAGGTGGTACTGGTGAGATATATCTTAATACAGAAGAAACAACAGAACCTTTAGTAAGAGGAGAAACCTTAAAGGGTTTGATGGAACAATTAATTGATGCAATTAATGCACAAGTATTCTCTACTCCATGTGGGCCAACTGCAGTAGGGCCGAATAACAGAGGTGATTTCAATAAAATAAAATCTAAATTAGTAGAATTCCTATCAACTCTTAATTATACGGAGTAATTATGTCTTTCGCAATATTCAAACAAAGTATGTTATCATACATGAGTAATCAAGAAAGTATAGAATCATACGATGATTTTGCAGCTAAGATTACCAAAGAGTATGATATGTGTATCAAGAGAGGATTGCAAACTATAAATCAAATTCCCATTCAGAAAGGTAACAACAATCTAATGGAAACTTTAGTTAAAGTTGCTTGTGCAACTGCATTAGGTAAAAAGGATGGGTTACATACTTTTGGAGATGATATTGGTAAAGGGGTAGTTGGATATTGGACAGGAGCTGTATTAGTAACTGGTATCCCACCAGTAATTCCAGCACCTGGTTCTATGTTAAACATTTCAACAACATCAGCACCTGTAACTGTACCTGGTACTTGGTCACCAATCGGCCCATTAAACCCAACCGATAATATAGGTTTATTTCTTGATAGATTAATTGCACATATGCAAATTCATATAACAACAGTACAAGGAATTTATGTAACAACTTCTTTATATCCTGGTGCACCACCATTTGTTGCACCTGGTATTTTAAATTGGACTGGGTTTACAATACCAGGATAGATAAAAATGATAAAGATATATTTATATTAAGAACAATAGATTTCAATGATGAATAACAAACAATTAATTAAAGTAATAAAGACACTTGTTGAGGCCGAGGTTGCCAAACGACAAGAACATTTTTTGTCTAAAACATTCCCAAAGATTTTAGATGAAGAAGTTAAGAAACGATTAGCAGAGGTGAAAGGAGGTGTAGTCAGCGTTCCCTCTCCGCAGGTAACTGAGGAGGATGTAATAGACCCATTCGAACAAGCAGAATTGGCTTTACAAGAACAAAGACGAGCACCACAAAAACAATTCACCAAGAATCCAGTATTGAATGAGGTTTTAAATCAAACAAAGCCGTTCACTAAGGCACAAAGACAAGGTGGACCAGCAGGTAGAAAATCTGTTTTAGATAATTTACCACAACAAGAACCTATTCAAGAAAGTATGGATAAGACAGTTACATTTACATCACAAGGAGCAGGAGCAGGAATCGGAGGTATGAGAGCTCAAATGGCATCTAAGATGGGATATGGTGATGTATCAAGAGGGCCAAGTAAACAAGGTTTGGGAGTAAAAACAGGTTTACCAGGTCTTGATAAAATATTAAATAGAGATAATTCTGAACTTGTAAAAAAGTTCAAAAGATAAGGAGTAGTTAGTGGCTTATATTCTTAACAAGAAGTTAGTAAAAGATACTGAAGAGTTTAGTAACTCGGCGTATGGAATTACTTTACCTGTACAGAGAGGTGGTAATGGATACTTTAATCAAGCATTCACTTCATTTGAGCAGGCAAAAAGTAATTTAAAAAATTTACTACTTACTCGAAAGGGAGAAAGAATATTTCAGCCAAACTTTGGTACTGGTCTTCATGAGTTGTTATTTGAACAACTTACTGATGATTTAGAATCGAAGTTAGAAAGTGTAGTTACTGATAGTGTAAACTTTTGGTTACCATACATTGATATTGATGAAATTGAAGTAACAATGACAGATGATATGAAGGATATGAATAAAGCTGAAATGTCTATTCAATTCTCAGTAGCTGGACAACCAGAAACTCAAGAAATAACATTTACAGTAGGGGAATAATAAAAGATGGCTTTAAATAGTATAACAAAGAAAACAAATTCTAATAGAGATATAAAATATCTTAATAAGGATTTCTCTAAATTCAGAGAAAACCTAATTGAGTATGCTAAAACCTATTTCCCACAAACATATTCTGATTTTAATGAAGCATCACCAGGTATGATGTTTATTGAAATGGCATCTTATGTAGGAGATGTTCTTTCATATTATACTGATGATACTTTAAAAGAATCAATGATGTTATATGCTGAAGATAAAGAGAATGTTATCGCATTGGCAGAATATCTTGGATACAAATCAAAAGTAACATCACCAGCAATTGCTAAATTAGCAGTTTACCAAACTGTACCAGCAACCGGTACTGGTGTAGATGTTAGACCAGATGAAGATTACTACTTAAGAATCAAAGAAGGAATGGTTATCAAATCAAATGATGCACAATCTTTGTTTAGAACAACTGAACTATTAGATTTTGCAGTTGAAGATGATAGAGAGATAACAATATATAGAAGTGATAGTGGAACTCCTACAACATATCTTGTAAAAAAATATGTAAATGCTATTTCTGCTGAACTTAGAAGTATCACATTTGATTTTGGAACTACTGCTAAACAATTTTCAAAAGTAGATTTGGGTGATGATAATGTAATTGATATTTACGATGTAAGAGATTCAAATGGAAACAAGTGGTACAAAGTTCCTTACTTAGCACAAGAAATGGTTTATGTTGATTACCCTAACTCTGAACAAAATGATAAAGATTTAGCACAATTCAAAGATTCAGTACCAAACATTTTAAAGGTAATAAAAACATCTCGTAGATTTACTACAAAAATAAATGAAGATAATACTACTTCACTTGTATTTGGTGGAGGTTCTGCTGCAAATGATGAAACACTTATTCCTAATTTTAAAAATGTAGGATTAGGATTAAACTCATCTATTGATAGATTGGGTTCTTCATTTGACCCATCAAACTTCTTAAAAAGTAAAACATATGGACAAGCACCAACAGGTGAGTTTACAATTTCTTACTTAGTAGGTGGTGGTGTTTCTGCAAATGTGGGAACTGGTCAATTAAATAATATTGAAACTATTTCATTCGATGAAGATAGAAAAGTATTCACCGAATCAGAAACTACATTGTACAATCAATCAAAAGCTTCAGTAGCGTGTGATAACGAAGAACCAGCAACTGGTGGTAGAGGTCCTGAAACTATTGATGAGATACGAGAAAATGCATTAGCAAACTTTGGTTCACAGAATAGAGCAGTAACAAGAAAAGATTATCAAGTTAGAGCACTTGCTTTACCTCCAAAGTTTGGTGGTATTGCAAAAGCATTTTGTGCACCTGATGGGGAATTAGATAATAACTCTCCAAGTTCAATACTAAATAATCCTGATTCATTAGAAGAATTTGCAGGATTAGTTCAAGGACTAAACGACAAAAAATTATCAGAACAAGAAATTAAAGATGAACTTGTAAAATTCTTAGGTGCTAAAAAAGGAAATTCAACTGAAAAGAATAATCCATTTGCGATTAACCTTTATATATTAGGATATGATTCAAATAAAAATTTATCTACATTAAACAGAGCGGTTAAAGAAAACTTAAAAACATATATTAGTGAATATAGATTGTTAACTGATGGTGTGAATCTTTTAGATGGATTCATTATAAACATTGGTGTTGACTTTGAGATTAGAGTATATGGTGGATATAACAAAAGAGAAGTTTTAACAAAAGTACAAAACGAATTATCAAAATATTTTAATATAGATAATTGGACATTCAATATGGCTATCAATATTTCCGAAATAGAATTATTGATTGCAGGAGTTGAGGGAGTACAGTCAGTACCTAAGTGTGAAATTACTAACAAATGTTTAGGAAACTATTCATCACATTCATACAACATATCAGATGCAACAAAGGGTAAAATGGTTTATCCATCTTTAGACCCATCTGTATTTGAAGTTAAGTTTCCTAACAAAGATATAAGAGGGAGGGTTATCTAATGTATTACTTCGTAACAGCATCAAAAGATGCATCAATATACTTACAACAACCAACTCAGAATACTGGTTTTGATGAGATATTAGAAATATCAAAAACTTATTATGGTAGTTTAAAAGATATTTCTCGTTCTCTTATACAATTCGATATAAATTCTGTATCACAATCAGTTGCAAGTGGAGATATAACCGCTTCATCTGCCGAGTTAGTAATTAGAGAATGTGAATCAATTGAAATACCTGTTAACTATTCTATCTATGCATATCCTGTATCCGAATCTTGGGATATGGGAATCGGAACAAGGTTTGATGATATATCAACTGATGGTTGTAGTTGGAATAAAAGAAATTCATCTACTGATTGGTTAGTTGGTTCTGCATCTTTAGAAAGTTCTGGCTCATTTAATGGTAAGGGGGGAATGTGGTTTACTGGCTCATTTGCTACACAATCATTCTCATATGAATCAAGTGATATAGTAATGGATGTATCCGAATCTGTATCATCATGGATTGATGGTGATTTACCAAACAATGGATTTATATTAAAACACGATTCATCTTTAGAAAATGATACTGAAGATTATGGTCAATTAAAATTCTTTTCAAAAGAAACAAATACTATTTACCAACCTAAGTTAAGAATTGGTTGGGATGATTCTACTTACAATACTGGTTCATTAACTGAACTTACCGCTGATGATATTCATGTAACATTCAAAAGATTAAAAACCAGATATAAGAGAGGAAGTAAACCTACAATCAGAGTTTTTGCAAGAGAGAAATATCCTCTTAAAACTTACACCAATACATATTCTTACAATGATGTAAAGTATTTACCCTCAACTGTTTACTATCAAATAAAAGATATTATAACAGATGAGGTGATAGTACCATTCCATGATGATTATACTAAAGTCAGTTGTGATGCAAATGGGCACTTTTTTAAATTAAATTTACAAAATTGGGAAATAAATAGAGATTATTATATTGAAATAAAAATAAATAGAAATGGTGTGGTTGAATACTTTGAAGATAAGGATTTAACTTTCACAGTAGAATTATAAAATGGCATTACAAGATAAATTTAGATTAAACGAACTTGTTAGTAAAGGTTCAAAAGCTATACCACGAGATAAATCTGGTGGTCTTGTTGTGCGTAAAAAAGATGAAAGACCAATTCCATCTCATCTTAAAAACGAAGAAGCTAAAAAGTTTGTTGACCTTAAAAGAAAAAAGTTACCAATACCTCCTTCTATTATTAAAAAACCAAAAAGAGATATTCCCTTTGGATTAAAACCAATTAAGGGTAAACAAATATCTCCAAAATATAAATCAGATTGGGTAGATACTGATGAGTTTGAAAAGATTAATGAAGAACAAGAATCATTTGGAGGAGAAACTGCAGGATACTTAGAAAAACCAACTTATAACGAAGAAGAACTTAAGAAAGCGGTTGATGTTGAGGTTGATGAATTAATTAAAAAGAAAAAACCCCAAAAGGGTCCGTATATTCTTTTAAAAAAATATAATGATTTACAAGCTCTTTACGATGCTAAAGTAGATGAAGTAGAAGATTTAAGAAAACAATTAGATGAAGCAAATTCAGAGATAACTGCTTTAATAGGTGAAGTAGAATCACTAAGAGTACAATTAGATTCTGCTGAATTACAAAGAGCGGCATCTGAAAATGAAACACAAGTTGCAAATGAAAGATATGCTAAACTATTAGAAGATTTCCAACAAGCACTTATCAAAGGTACAAAAGAAGGTATTGAAAGAGTTTCATTAACTGCTCAAGTAAGAGGTTTACAGGCACAGAAAGCAACACTTGTAGAACAAGTTAAACTTGCAGATAGAATAGAACAACAAGAAGAAGAAGCACAAGCAAGTACTGCAGATGCAATGGCGGCGGCTGAAGGTGCAGTACAATCGGGTGATTCTGCTTACAAAGTTACAAACAGAACAACCGAAGATTATGATTTCAGATTCCAATCACTTAGAAAATCTGCAGGATGGACTAAGAATGGAAATAAATTAGAATTACTTAACTTAGATAATGAAAAAGAAGTAAGTTATTCAATCACAGTTAAAGCTAAAAGTGGTGGACATGGTTCACCATGGATTGGGTTCAGTCCAGCAAGTGGAACTATTCCAAAGAGAAGTGGTACTAATCCTGGTGTAGTTGGAGGTATAACTGCATCTAAAATAAGAAATGTTAGGTCACCAAAAGGTAGAAAGAAAACATTTGAAGATGAAGTAACAATTAAAATAGGTGATAAAACATTAACAGCAAAAGCATTGTTTTATAGAAAACGAAGAAAAAAAGGTAAGAGTAACTAATGGCAATTCAAGGATTTAAAGATATAATCGATAGAAGAGGCTACAAGGTAGAACTTGAAGATAGAAAGATATTTGAAAAAGAAATGTCTAAATCTAACTTTGGGTTAGGGTGCTCTGATATGATTGAATTTATCTTATATGATGTAAGTGAAAACCAATTACCTCAAGGTGATGATGGTAAGATGGTTCGTTATATCAGTATAAATGATTCAAACATAAATGAATACTTTATCTTATCTGATAATCCTAATACCAAAAAGAAAAACGATACACCAGAATTTATTGTTGATATTGAAAAACTAATTAGAGAGGCAGGATACAACAATGGTATTTTCAAAACTCAAGTAACATTATTAAACAGAAGAGTTGGTACTGAAGGTGGTGATGGTGATAACTTATGGATACATGAAATATCTCCATCAAGAACTGAGATAAGAATTTTACCTAACAGAGCTAAAGGACAAAATGTAGATTTAGAACAAAGATATTCAATCCTTACAGACGGTAGAAACTTTAGAGATGATATTATTTATTATGTAAACACATATATAGAGAATTTAGATTTAGAAAAAATTCTTAATAACTTTTTATTTTCAAAAGGAAAAGAATCAGATGGTGTTCAATATATAAATCTTATTAAAAAAGAATTTAACATTTCAAGCTTTGAAGTTTTTATAAATAGAATCAAAACAAAGTTCATTGAATCCATGAAATACTATGTTAGAGGTGCAGAGTGGGATATCAATAATATAAACTTTGGTAAATCAAAAAATGATATTGATTGTGTTGAGTTATCTTTAAAACAAATACAGAGTGATGCACAGCAATCATTATTAAATTGTATTGAATTTTATTTACCAAAAAGAAATATACAAAAAGATAACATCCTAACTAAAGAACAACAAGTAACACTTGATAAGGTTAAACAAATATTAAAATCATCTACATCC